GCAGAACTAAACCAGAGTGCCTGAAACGAGGAGACGACCATCCGATTAGGCTGCATATTGAATATCGCAGACCGAAATATACTCCGGACAGAGTCATTGCCATCCGCGAGTATGCTAAGAGCCATCCTTCCGAATCCATGCGATCTATTGGTCGTCATTTCGGAATGCCTTATATGACCGTGCGCCAGATTGTATCTCGTGAGACTTGGCAGCATCTGCCATAACCACGAGCCGCGCTACCGCAACTAAGTGCGCGGCCCGTGGTATAACTTAATTAGCTGCCAACGAATGTCGATATACCAGTTAAGACAGCTGGGATGAACGGCATCTCCATCGCCAAGCATTCATGACAGTAAGTCCCAAAAGGCCACACGCGTGACGTCTGCGGCCACTCGATCGAGTAGTAATCGCGCTGCATCATCAATCCGCAAACGAAGTCCACGCGGGAGTGCGGCCAGGGGTTGGTCTTCAGGTGGAAGTAGATCGTCCCGGCCGGCAGCATGGGATGGATCTTGATCGGGATGACGTTTCCGCCGATGGGGCTGTTGACCGCGTACCGACTCTGATACCCGCTGACGACGAAGCCTCCCATGAGGTTGTTCTGGCTGTCGCGGGTGTACATGAACTGGAAGCCGGGAGCGGTGGTGCCGTTGTAGCGGATGGCGGCGTCGAGGTTCAACGCGGCATCGGCCGAGCACCACATTTCGTCGGGCTGAGTCTGGAACTGCTGGAAGATGTTGAACAGGATGGTCTCGATCTCGGTGACGCGCCCGTTTTTCTGGGAGGTCAGGGAGGCGCCGTAGAGATCCGTCCAGCCACCGGTCTTGGCGGCATAGGTCAACAGGCCGTCGAAGTCGAGCGGTTGAGCGCTGTTGTCGACGTTCAGTCCACTGGCATTGCCGGCCTGGGTGCCGATCGCGGTGCCGGAAAGCAGCACGCTCGGATTGGTTGTGATGCCGGCGAGCTTGGCGTTGGCGAGGCTGCCCGTGCTGCTCGTTTCGACGTCGACGAACCATGCGTATCCGAAACAGCCCTTGACTGGCAGGCTGGCAGTCGGGATGATCGCCTTTACCGTCAGGTTACCGGATGTGCACTGGAGTGGCGTCACCGAAATTGCGGAGATGGCCGACATGCCGCCATAGATCTTGTCGGTCGATCCATCGGCGTTGTTGCGGATGTAGGAGGTCGTCAGACCGTTTGTGGCGGTCGGAGAGACGCCGTACCCGTACTGGCTGTTAACCGGGTTGCCCAGAGCAGTGAGGCACACGACAGCCACGGAAACGTAGTTGGACGTGGTGAAGGCTGTCGTGTACGGCAGGGAGCCGGCGAGGTTGGTAGCGACCAGAGAAGTGGTCGGGGTGGGTGCCGTGGCGAGCTGGAAGCCATTGGTACCGGTGCTGACACCGGAGTTGCCCATGAGGATGATGCCTTCCTCCTGGAGCCACAGGCTGTGCAGTCCGCGGATGTGCTCGTCTGCCAGGTTGTCGGCATAGCCTTCGCCGGCAAACTGGGCGGTGTAGGTGACCGAACGCTCGACGCCGATCTCTTTGTACAAAGCGAGATACGGGATGTCGTCGGGCGTTCCAACCGCTACACGATTGCCTTCGGAGGCGCCGGCATACGGCGTGCCGGGATTGCGGGTCCCCTGCCAGTGGGCCACCGTGCCCACGCCAGCGTTGACCTTGCCGACGCGCGGAAGGCTATTCCGGAACGGAACGTTCACGGGATAGAGCAACCGGACGGCCGGGCGCAAGTCGTAGAAGTTGAAGCCGGTCGTGGTGGTGACGCCATCCTTGCGCATCTCGGGATGCTTGGCGTGGACCATTTCCGTCATCAAGCTGCGTACGACCATCTTTCGTTCTTCCACTTCGGCGAAGAACTTGGCGACGCGATCGTCGAATTCCGGATGGTCCGGCTTGATGCGGGGCAGTTGGAGTTGATTGTCGCGGAAGTGCTCGAACTTCGTCAGTTCGGCCTTGCTGAGCGAATTCTGCCATGCTTTGCGGATCTCGGCCGTCTGCGCTCGAATCATCATGTAGCGATGAGGCGCGAGAACGTTGGCGGCCTTCGTGTATGTGACCACTGATATACCTCCAAGAGGAAAATGACTGCGGGGTTTACTGTTTCCTGCGCGCGCTCAGCCGTCGATACCCAGCGACTGGCACGCGCAGGGAAAGTGGAGCTTGCAAAAAGTCGTGTTGGATTGAGCTATCCCTTGAAGGGGTCGTCGTCCTCGGTCTTGGAAGCGTCGAGTTCCTTGCCCTCTCGGCTGAAGAGTTTGGTGTCGGTGGATCCCGCGCCGCTCTTGGCCTTCGTCAGTTCCGGCAGCTTGCCGATTTCCTCGGTCACCTTCTCGCCGATCGTCTTCGTCAGATCCGTCTTGAACGTGTCGAACTGCTCGACCGTGACGCCCTGCGCCGGCGCCGCCGTCTTCAGCAACTCCTTGACGCCATCGAGCATGGCCTGTTGACCGGTCTCGATTGCCTTCTGAACCTCGACAATCGTCAGAGTGCCATCCTCTGCCTTCTCCATGGCGACCCCAAGAGCTTTCTCGGAAGCGTTGTGGGACTCGGCCATTTTGTTGCAGTGATCAGCCATCGACTTGCAGAGCTTGGCCATCTTCTCGTGATGGGCCTTCATAATGCCATGGTGGGCCACGCTTGCCTTGTGCACAGCAGCCCCAGACGCGTTGGTGTCGTCGTCACCGACGTCGGCCTTGCACGCCTTGCCGGCCGCTTTGTGCGCATCTGCGAGAGCACCGTGGCTCTCCGCAGCAGCATCGTGGGTTTCGGACGCGCTATCATTGTGCGCGGCCATTTTACTGAAGTGACCGGACAGACTCTTGTGGGCCGCCTTCAGCAGTTCGAAGTTCTTCTTAAACATTGCTTCTTCTCCTTTGCTGTTCAGTACCGCCTTGCCTGTGGCGGCCAAAAGCTCGCTCGTTTCATCGGTGACTACATCCTGGAGGATGGCTACACCGGTTGCCAGCCATGCCTTGAGATCGACCGCGATCATAGAGTCGCGATCATCTCCTTCGTACTCACCTTCCATTTGGACCGATTGCTGGAGGTAACGAATCTCCTGGAGCAACTGGGCCAATACGGAAATGTGGAACATGTCCTTTCGAACGTTGGTGTGAACCGCGGCCACTTTGCCGTCCACCATGTCGACGATGGCGATAGAGTCGGAGCTGACCATGTCCCGAATCTGTTGCGCCAGTTTTGAAAGGTCCATAACAGTCCTCGCTTTCTTCTGGCTGCGGCAGCTCTGAAGATGTGTCTCCAGGGCGTCTTTGCCCTTACCAGATGTGCTCCTACCTTTGCCATCGCTGTGCGTCCAGGATTCATCCTGGGCCACGCTAACAGAACTTCCGTTTTCGTGAGTGTAGTGGCTGGACGCCTGGCTCTCGCCGCCAACATTACTGCTTGTGCCAGTTCTGGAATGCTCGAAACCAGCCGCTGTCAAACAATCGTGCATCGGGCCAGAGGCGCGTGAGGCGAACTGTCCGCCAGGGTGACGTGGCTGCGCTTTGAACGCTTCGCCAGTGATCTCTGCGTAGCATTCGCTGAACAGATCCAGGAATGACCCATCAGATCCCTTTTCGATGACTCGATCGAGGACAGCCACCCCGGCATGCTGCTCGCAGGTGGCCGCGCTCGACTCCACTTCTTCCATAGTGAGCTTCAGCGAGCCGCCGGCCATCTTCTGCAGCTTGCGCAACTGGGAGAGATCGATGGACGGCCAACTGGCGCCAGCCGCGGCCTTGCCAGCGTGCTCATCGGTGACTTCAATGTCGTACTTCTTGCAGAGCGCTATGAGCCGCTTCCAAGCCTTCTTCTTCGCGGCGTTAGGGACGTCCTTAAGCTGGTTGAACCTGGTGAGCGCATCGCGCAGATGGCGTTTCGTCTTCGCGTCCGTCGAGAACTTCCATGGCAGGTTCCATGTATCTGTCTTTGCTGCGTCAACCACGATCAGGAACGCGCTCGCCGTCAGATCCTCGCCATCCACGCGCTTGGTCTTCTCCGCCTTGGCTGGGTCAATGATGGTGGCGATAGCGGAGAACTTGCGAAGCTCGGTAGAACCATTGGGGCCGATGTATTTGAACATCGCGCCAGCCAGTTCCGCTTTGACCCACTCGAAACGAGCTTCACCAAGGCATGGCGAATCCACGTACGAAACCTCCGATGGACGAGCACTGTACCGAATTATCTGAACCTTCTCGCACTTCGGACAATAGCTACCGTCGAAGATCTCCGTCCTGCACACGTTACAGCGCCGATAGAGATATTTTCCACCCTGCGAGTAGCCTGTGACGTTCCCGTTTTCCAGCAGAGGCCAGATCGTTGGCAGCGGCTCGCTTTCCAGCCAGATCTCCCTGTCCTCGTCGCGGTATTCAAGCTTTGTGGCCTTGCCGGCTATCTCCAAGCCGTGCTGAAGCCTGACGTTTCCCAGCGATGGCTTTTGCCCGGCCCGCGTCGTCGAATCAAACGCCTCCTGCGACCACGCTTGGTATTCCGGCTTGGTGTCTCGGTAATCACACAGTTCACCAGCCTTGTCCACCGCCTCCGATGTCGCGATACCCCAGGCACGATGGCTCTGCGCGTCGACAATCGCGAGCTTAAAGAACTTTTGGAATTCTCTGTAGGTATCTGGCATCGATTTTGCCTAGTTGCTTCTGTTTGCAAAGGCACCGTTCACGCAAATTTACGTTGCCTACTTCGCGGGCGAAACTGCCGGGTCCAGCAGCCGCCACGCCGCCCCCACCACCATCGCGCCGAACGACTTCCCGATGCGGTCCTTGATAGTCGCAATTTCCTCTGCCGTCAGTGCCACGCTTTTTTTCTGGTAGACCTTACGTGCCAGTTCATCCCGCTTGAACTTGTCCGCGCCGGTGGCCGTGCGATCTTCCTCCAGTTGAGCCTCTAGGGCAGTGACCGACACCTCGCCGAGGGTCAGCGCGACGGGAGTCTTGGGGTCGCCATTCATCATCGGCTTGCCATCCAGGCCAACGAGTGCAGTGGTGAAGTCGATTGTTCGCGGCTGTGCGTGCATCACCAGCGCCATTGCGCCGATGCAGAGAAGGGCCGCGACGGGCCAGGGAAGATGTCGTTTGAAGTTTGTCATAAGTCTTCTTAGTGATTCGCCCACGTTGCGCCGTTCCAGTAATACCCGCCCGCCAGCAGGAAGCTCGCAAACCCTGTCTGCATGGCGTTGTACTGCGTTACGGCCTGCCCCGACGCCGTGGCCGCTGAAGCCGTAGCGGGTAGTACCAGTTGTCCGTAAATCTCCACCGTTGTACCAGCCGCGATGCTGGCGTTCTCTGCTGCGCTCGCTCCCGGCCAGACACTTTGTGGACAGCCAGTGTTGGTTGTCACGGGAGGAGAGCCAGAGGTCACCGGCAGCGTGCAGGGCAAGGGGTTTGGATACGCCGTCGAAAACCAATACAGATAGTTCAGCGTCACCGTGGCCGCGCTGGGATTCGCATTCGCTCCCAGTTCGATAATCTGCTTGGCTGGGACGACGGCGGTGTAGCCAGACGTGAACCCAGAGCAGGCCGTTCCTGTGGGCAGGGTGAAAGTGAAGGAATTGGCTGTCACGTTTCCGCCCGCCGTGCCTACCGTTGAGTTGTAAGTTCCAGCCGTTCCCGACAGGCTGAAACCCTGCGAGGCGACAAGCCCATGAGCAGTGGCGTTTACCGTTGCCGTCTGGCCAGAACAGGTGATGCTGCTCACCGTGGCCGCGAACATCTGAAGCGAAAAAAGAAGCGCGAGAAAAAAGGTCTTCATGTTGATATCCTCTCAGAAAACAGAACAGTTAGATTCCGTCCACTATGTATGTGCCCGTGGTTAGGCTGCAATGGACCAGCGCAAACACCGTGCCACCACCCGTAAGCGCCACGCCGATTGCAGGGGCTGTTGCATCGTTCACCGCCGCCCGCCAAGGAGTTCCAGTGGTTGCGGTGCAGGTTTTCAGGGCTGAGGTTGCCACGGCCAAGGTAGCGCCCGCCGTAGCCTTCCAGTTTCCCGCCGTGCTGCCCTGTGCGCCGGTGCCGAAGTCGATTACTCCTGCGGAGTCACGGGAGAGGCTGGTGTCAGATCCACCCCCAACAGAGGATGAAGAGGTAAACTGGAAAGGCATGCCACTTCCAAGCTGTAAACCTGTCGCTGGATATGCTCCAATCGTAGTTCCAAAAGTTACATTTGCAATTCCGGTAATATTCCCGGCTGCACTTAACTGAAACCTACTCACTCCCCCCACCTGCAAATTCATCAAATCCCCCACATACCCCGACGCCTCATTCACCGCTATCGAGGTGCCGCTGGTCGATCCCACGAACTTGCCTGTGGTGCTCCCGTCGAAGGGTCCACCGCCGATAGACAACGTACCGCAGTTCGCGAGAGCACTTCCTGTGCAGTTGGATGCCGTGGGCGCGTGAAAAACATCCAACGCCACGCTGAAGTTGTTGATGCCGCTCCACGTATTCGCCCCGTTCAGCAGCGGCACCGTTGCCCCACCGGTTCCCGTGTTGACCGTAGCTGCCGTTCCCAATGCCGTCAGTGCCGGAACTCCCGCCGTGAACGTAACCCCTTGCAATCCACTGGTAGTGGTCAACGACGTTTGAAACGCTGTGCCGTTGGAAACCACGATGCCTGTAGAGGGAATAGTGCCGCCGCCAAGTCCGCACTTCTCCGTTGTGCCGTCGTACTGACACCACTGCCCACCCTTGGGGTAGAGCTTCGGGGTGGTGCCAGTCGCCCCGCTTGGGGTAGCGATGTTGGTGCCCTGGATGGAGCCGTCCGCGTTGAGGACCGTATTCTTCACCGTAAGAGTGCTTGTCGCTGTTCCCCCAGTGGCGCTCCCGACGATGACCGGAAGCCTCCAAACCGTGCCGTCGTATGTGAGCCGGTTGACGGAAGCCACACCGATCAATCCGACTGAGGGCGCGGCATTCTCCTGCGTCTTTACGCTCTTCGCGCCGCAGCCGGCGTCGAGGGTTGGGGTGGTGCCGGTATTCGCCACATCGGCGGTCCACAGGATCTGCATGCCAGAAGTACAACTGGCGATCGTTTGGGAGGCCGTACAGGTGTATGCTGTGCCTGAAGCACCGGAAGAAACGCACACGTTTGTGATGGCGTCAGGCGCAAGCCCAGGGTTCGGATACGTTTTAGATAGCGAACCACCAGCCGCTCCGCTTGGAGCACCACCGCCGGACGAAGCTGGCGGGATCTGCGAGAACCCGCCACCTTGTTGAGCACACATCGAACCTGCCGCTATCAGCAGCATGAATAGGAGAGCTTTCATGGTTTGCCTCTACGGATTGAACTTGACCACAAGCTGCCCGAGGGTTGTCGTTCCGCTTCCGGTAGCCTGAATATACAGTCCGCCAGGGAACACCCGGCAACCACTGTCGTCAGGTCCTCCAACGGTAAACGTTTGCAGCACTGGCGTTCCGGACGTTCCAATCACTGCGTTGATCCATGCGTTGCCGTTCAGATCCTGGAACACAACGGTTTGACCATTGGCTGTGAAGTCAACCATGCAGACCGCAGGGTCGGAACTGCTCGACGTCTTTGTGATCACGATCTTGCAGGTGGACGCATAGCCAACAATGCACGTCAGCGAAGACGGAATCGTGTAGCCAGGCAACGTGTAGTAGGATCGCTGGTAGACCGCCGTCGATCGCACGATGGTCTGCGCGTTCAGAGATAGAAGCAGCACGGCCAAAGCCGCGAGCATGCGAATCGTCCTATTCATCGTCTTCACTCCCAGGCGCTTCAGCGCCGATCAAAACCGGTGCTAGCGCACACCAACAGTTGTGCACTATAATGGTATTGGCGAAATAAAACCCCGTATCTGTTTGGAGATTAAAGACATGGCCTACGAATTTACGCCTGAAAATGTCCAGGAGTTTAACCGGGCGCATCAATCTGGAGAGCCGCTCAGCCACATTGCCAAGCGCATCGGAGTCACCAGTAAAGTCATAGGCCGCGTCATGATGGCAGCCGGATTCTCTTGTCGCAGTCTTGGAGAGCATCACGCCCTTATCCGAGGATTCTCCAGCGCCGACCTCCCGCTCCTGCACGATGCATACATGTCCGGAGATACTGCGTATTCCATCGCCAAAAGGCTTGGAACCAGCCATACCGTCTTGCTCAGAGCGTTCCGGAGCGCCGGGCTTATAGTTCGCAGCGGCCACGAGGTTGGTATTCTTCGACATTCCAGGTTTACTCCTGAGCAGAGAAGAGGGAATGCTAATGCTGCGCACGCTGCCGTCCGTGGTAGAGTGGCTCCATTTGAGGAACTCTGCCTCCGCGCCATCTCCAGAGAAAGTAACCCCATTCCGCTCACTGACAGTGAAACACGCGTGCAACACGCTCTCAAACGCTTTGGGGCTTCGACTCAGATGGCCGTAGGACCGTATAACCCCGACTTCACCATTAGCCATTCCATCGCCGTGGAATGCTTCGGTGGAGGATGGCACAGTAGCGGTAGAGCCGCCGCACGCCATCAAAAGCGTATCCGATATCTGCTCGATGCCGGTCTCCATGTAGTTATTGTTTGGGTTAACAAGACGGACCGCTGCGGCTGGGTCAGAGCACTGCAAAACCTCATCGTTGATCTGCAGCAGTCCGGCAGCTACCCATCCTCTCCGCGTCAGTATCGGGTGATTTGGAGTAACGGATATGTCGGCTGCCCCCGCGATTCGAATGACAATGATTTCCCCCTCAAACCATCGTTTCATCGCCGCCTCGACTCCGCTGGCAGATACGACTACATTCCCTACGAGGCAGTTCGGGTGCTGAGGGACCTCGGGAGCGTCAGCTAAGTCGTATATGCCTCCGTTCTCTTCCGCAAGATCCTCGCAATTGCAATCACTATTTTCAGGGTGATCAGAGCTTAGCAAATATTGCGCCCTATCAACGACCCCGCTCTCCCGCCACCCGGTGAGCTGCCCTTTTACCTCGGCGCGCGCGCCTTCCGTATTAGCGATCATTTCAGCACGACTGGCCGAGAATGCGCCGGCTTCTTCAACCTCATCCGCCAGCTCTTGAATCGTCATCGGGCCTTCGAAGGCGTCTGTAATAATGCGTCGAAGGTCTTCACGCGTGGTTTCCGAGATCGCCCAGCGCGCATCGGGGTTGTCCACGAGCTCCCCGTCGACCCACTTCTTTCCAACCATCTCGGCGCCGCGCTCCGCCGCCCAATCCGCCGCAGCCTCATTGACGTCCGTGATGATGTCCGAATCGTGCGAACGCACCTGAAGAAGCGCCCGCGATCCGGTATCCTGCGCAATCTCCTGGAGGTACTCAGTAACGCGCCGCGGCAGTTCCGACCAGTTGATCGTCAGAACCCGGTTGAGCATTTCCTCTACATCGCTCGCCGGGGCGGCTTTCTTGAATGACTTAACTGCCTTACTGACAGTCCCTTCCAGTGGTACCACTTCCTGCGTGTCGTCCTTACTACATATCGTGATGGACGCTGCAACGAACGACAGCCCAGATCCTATGTCTTTGCCGACGTACTTCGCGGCAGATTCTGGCCTCACGTATGCGATCGTGGCGTGTGATCGATAGACGAAACTCGCTTCCTTGAAGTGCGCGTGGTCCGCCAATTCCGCGTTGATCGTCTCCAGTTCGGCACACTGTACTGGCAGGATGAGCACAGCGGCGTTGTCGCTATTTACCGTCGGTGGGAATGCAGCGAGCGGACCGAAGGTCATAGTGAACGGCCGCAGACTGCGGATATAACGCCGCAGTTCATCGTATTCGTCGTCGATGATTCCATAGCGCACTGTTACGTGCGCTTCAGGCTCAAGTCCCTTGCCGGCCAGGTCCGCCACTTCTATCTGACTTCTCAGCGCGGCCATCGCCATGCCGATGTCGCTCAGTGGATCGATGTCTACCTGAGTCGAACCGTATGAGTATTTGGCGAGCGCCTTCGAGGCCTTATCGCTGTGTCCGAACTGGCGAATCTTCGCTGCCACGTGCTTGCCAGCGTCTCGCAGGAACTCTGTGAGAACGTTCTTGAGCCCAAGTTGCGCACGCTCTACCTTGTGGCTCCGCACAAGCTTGGTGATTTTTCCTGTCTTCTGAACCTTGCCGGCGCCATCAATCCCAGTATCCTCGTGTCCCTCGCCTGGATCTTCTTTGGTCGTTCCGTCGTGGACCACCACGATCTCTTCGCCATCGATCAAATCGGCCAGCCCAGACGCCGTCGAGGATACGTCTTCATCCTCTGTGTCGGCCGCGAGCTGCCGCAGGTCCGACACCAGGTCCACCACGTCTTCCGTCCAGCCGTCATGGATCAGGTCTTCGAGGTGCGAGTATCCCTCTGCAGCGTCTACCAGTTGACCATAGCCCAGATTGCTGGCGAACTGCCCTAAATCCTTGGTCTCGTTGGCGATCGAATAGCTCATTTTTTCAGGATCAGTTTCAATTCGTTCAGCGTGGTTTGAGTCATGCTGGAAAGGCGGAATGAACCGACTCCTTCGCGCACGAAGTATTTGGTAGAGCCCGCGCGCGCATCCGCCACAACCGTATACATCTTGGCCTTCATGCTCTTGGCCGCTTCCACTTTGCGCTGGAGCGCGTCCTTGCGCATGGTGATTTTGTCGTTGGTGTTCGAAATGAGCGTTTTAAGTTCTACAGCCACCTTGTTCCCTACCAGATCGAATGGCTGATTGTCGCCCGTTCGTTCCAGTCCGAGACCTCTGGCCAAGCGCTGCTCCTGCAGTTCGGCCTTGGCGTGGTCTGCCTTTGTGGTGGGAACGAAGTTCTTCAGAGCTCGCAGAGCCTTCTCAGAACGCTGTTTGCCACCAGTAGCGCCAGGCGAAGCGAATTCACCGCCACCTGCGCCGCCGGCTGGTACACGAGGCTGTTCTTCCGAATACTTGGTAAGCACTCCGAACGCGGCCGACTTGGCACGAACCGCCAACGATTCGATACCCTTCTGCATCGTCTCTTCCCAAAGAGACTTTCCGCTTGCCGCCGCGGGTTTGGGCTTGGGCGCCCCGGCCGTTGGTTCTGGGCCGCCACCGCCGCCGGGCACAGGGGGAGGAGTGCCGAGCGCGACCAGGCCATTGACCGTCTTCATCAGGAGTTGATTGGCCAGTGGGTTCGGATCAGGATCAAGACCGCGCCGCTCGCGAATCTCATTGATGCGAATAAGGGCTGACCCGACATCTGAGGCATCCGCTGTCGCCTGGTTGACCGCATCGGTATCGTGCTTCGACGACAGCACCATCTCGTAGTCGGGGAAGCCCATCCGACGCTGAATGATGTAGTTGACGAAGTCCTGGTCAAACTGGCGGAACGGATCTACACCCTCGTCTTCAGCTGCGTCCTGGTTCGCCTCGCCGGTCGCCCGGTTGAGCATGCGGAGGAGTCGCTGCGGCGAGCATCCATATCCGTAGCACAGGTATCGGATGTGCAGGTCGTCGAACGCATCGGCCAGCAGCTTCTCCTTCGGAAAGAGGAACTGATCCTTGCCGTCCGGCGTGAACCCTTGAATTGGGATGTACCCGCGCCGCTTGTCGAGCTGGCCTTTGAGAACGCTATTGGTGTACTCGAACGCCGTCTTGACTTCTTTGTTGTCGGCGCCGCCAGGGATGACGTGAATGAAGTCTGGAATACTCCCTTGGGTATAGTAGGCCAAAACGAAAAGCAGCCGCTGAATACCAATCTGAATGTGCAACGCCATGGCCTCAGTAGGCCCGTACCCAAAAAGGTAGCTGGCGATGACGCCCTTGCGGTGGAAGTAGTTCCGCGGCCGATACACAAGTTGGTCTGCCGTTAGGTTAATTCGAGGGATCCCTTGCCAAAGCTGCGCGAAGGCTGGTCCTTCCTGTGGCATGTCGCCGTTGTCGTCGACGTAGCGAGTGATATCCTCTCCCGGCAGCACGCGCAGCTTGACGACCTTCTTATTTCGCAGCCGGCAGATCTGGACAGCCGGCGCATCGAGCACTAGCATGTCCTCATTGATCAGCCGTAGCCACTCAGACCAATTATTCTCACCGTCCGGATACTCAAAGAAGCGGCTCAGCGCCAACACGGTCTGGTCGCCCTGTGATCGCTTGGAATGCGCTTCCCTCGACTCCCCAAACTTCACCTTTGGCTGGATCTTCCACGGGATCTTTCCCAGCACGTCCTTGGTGTTGTCGATGCAGATGCGCGCCAGCGGGTAGGCGGCCAGCAACTGCAGGTCTTCCGGCTTGAACTTCGAGTCGGACCTTACCGTGTAGTTGAGGTTGATGCCTTCCCAGAAGGGGATAGACAGAGGCTGGGAGCCGTTTCGTCCGAGAGGAGAGACGGGGTTGAGCGCGGCTGGCCACGCCTGCGGATTGTTCCCTGGGATCTGATCCGATGGGGGCTGATACAGACGATTAGCCATCTGTCCCAGCGCCGCGGCTATCGGCCCGAGATCCCTGATTTGATTTGCCACAGGTTTTGATTGGGAGTAACGCTACGAACGCTGCTGCAGAATGTGAGACGGGTGAATTTGTTCAGCTACTTTCCGCGGTTCACCCTTAAACACCGGGTCTTGATACCACTTCGCTTCACAGACTGCGCAGATATGCTCCATCTGCACAATGGCAGGCACGCCATCCCGAATACCGCCGGCCAAAGTCTCGACGCCAACACAGCGAAGCCTGCCCTGCCGATGCCCACAGCCTGGGCACTTCTCGTTGACGTCGATGACTGGATCTGGAGGCGGGTACATGCGCGCTATGATTGCCCAGATCAAACCGGCCAGCCATTTACGGATGAGCTTCATTACCGTTGGTCGTAGAAAGTGAAACCGGAACGCGTGGTGACGCCAGCAGCTTCCTTCGCCGCTTGGCAATCCTTGCAGACGTCGGGATAGGATACCCCGTGCTCGCACACCCAGAGGTCAGTGCTGGGTCTGAACTTCTTGTGGATCATGGCTGGCACTTCGGGACCTCGATGATGCCGGTGATGAGCGGACCTGGATACTGGATCTTCATTGCTAGACCTTGGGAATGACGAAACCCTTTTCGGCCAACTCGGGCGCCACCTGCGGCAACAGCGCCTTCTTCTTGCTGATCCGCTTGCCGGCGAAGAGATTATTCACCTGCCCGACCGCGAAGTTCTTCGCCATCCGCCGGCGCACCTGACGCGAAAGCTTTGGAGCAGGAGCACTCGGCGGAGCGGCCGAAACGCCAGACGGCCGCGAGCCAGGCACCATGTCCGGCTTCTGAAGCTCCGCCGCGAGCGTCTCGGGAACGTACAGCCCCCCCACGCGTTTGTACGGATCGTAGCGTTGCTCGGCGATGTTGTCCATCTTACGCGGCCTTCTTACGCTTGAATGGGTGAACAGGCATGACGATTACCCGCTTGGATGGCTGAGGTGTCGGCATTGCTGGCGCATGTGCAGGTTTCGGGTCCATCTAGTTTCCGCGAGCCTTCCACTCACCGCACCACTCGCCTGCTGACAGGATTGGGAATTGCCACTTCGTTGTTTCGATGTGGACAAGGACTGGAGGATACCGCCGGCACGTTCCCTCCGACTTGCTCATGCCGGTCAGGTTGAAGAACCAGCAATCCTTGCATCGAGGATCTGTGTTCGCAGTGTTGCTCATCGTCGATTCCCCTTCCGAAGTTCCGGGTACTGCTGCGCAGCGTCCGGCTTTGCCAACCCGTCCAACTTCGCGCTCATGGCCTCAATGGCTGCCCGAATGGCCTTCAACTCCTCCAAGCTTTCATCCTGCTGAAACTTGGTGTTGATCGAATCCAGAAGCCGCGTCATCTCGCCGACCTGTGTGGCCAGCGGGACGCCTGGAGAATTCGATACCGCCGTATTTGCTGCGATAGTCTCTACCGCCTGACGGATAGCGACGAACTGCTGCTGAATCTCGTGGACGGCGGCTGGGCTCATTGAGACACTCCTGTGATCGCAAGAAACTCCGGACATTCAAAGTCCCACTCAGGGGTGAACCGCGGAGAGAGGCTGTTGCCGCAGTCGCCGATGAGCGCCGTCTTCGCAGCCTCATCGCCCCCACCGTCCCACCACTCGCAATTGCGACAGCAGCGTTTCAACAGGCACCCACGGCTTTCAACACTGCCTCGAACGGCTGCGATGCTTCGTGTTCGGCCATCAACACGAGATACGCCGCAAGCAGGAGAGCATCGTCGGCAGCAATTGAAGTGCGCGGCGGATTCATGATCAGAATTGCTTTACCCTGCGACGAAACCAGAAACTTATTGAGCGTTTCTATCATATGCCATTCAGCATACCACCACGCCCACCACCGGCGGAAGGCGCCACAACAGCCTGCCCGAACTGCTCTCCACACTGTGAGCACCGGAATCCGCCCGGTATCCGAGAGATGCAATCCGACGCGCACTTTGGGCAGACGCTGGAGCCTGGCGCGGTCGCGGTCTTCTGCTCAACAACCTGCACGCCAACTACCGGCACCGCGGTAATGGAAGCCTTCACAAGCCGGTCCAGCTCCTCGGTCTCTGCCGCCTTGTTCTCGGCCTGTCCGTGCCCAAGCAACCCCAACGGCATGCTGTTCTTGGCCGTAGCCAGCATCAACGCCTCAGCCCTGTCAGGGGAAGGTACGCCGCGCTTCTTGGCGTCGTCCTTCGTTTCGATCTTCACCTGACCGCGCGCGTTGTGCTCGTAAAGGATGGAGGCCAGTTGCCCCTGAAGCACGTCGTCGAACTCGCCGGCGATCGCCCCATCCTTGAACCGCATGCGCAATCCCCAATACAGCTCGGCCTTGAGGTTGACGAAGTGCTCCGAGTCGTACGCTCCCTCTCCGACGTTGACGGCCTTGATGATGCTCCCGCCGAAGATGTCCCGCAAGTGAAGATACATCCCCCACCCGATGCCGGCTGAATCAATATTCACCTGCTCGAGCTCGCCGCGTTCGAAGAACGGCCGCAGGATGGCGACAATCTCGCCGCGCGGATCCGCATGCGGCCATGCCTTCAGCGATTCCATCCGCTGCCCGCGCATGCCAATGAGCACAGTCTCAGCCTCACCTGGACCTGCCACGTCGAGCCCGAAGCGAATCTTCTCTGACGTCGGGACGATGGCGTACTTGGCCATGTCGATCCAGCGAAGCGAAATTAGCGAGAACTCGCTCTCGGCTGGGAACTCGCCCAAGACCTTCGAGTCGAAGAGTGGATGTCCGGGACCCCAATCGATGATCCTCTCTTTGACCCAGCCGCGAGTGACGAGGTATGGCCGAACGTTCTCGTTTAGTTCCTGCTCGGAAAGGCTCATGATGTCCTTGCCGCTGCCGAGCGTAACTTCACGTTGCAGGATCGGATCGGTGAATGTGTAGCTCACTCCCTGCAGATTGGGCGTATCGAATGCCGAGATGGTGAACCGGTTCCACAGGTGGCGCTTGGCATTGAACGCGTCGTAGAACGTCCCGCTCGGTACGATCGGGTTACCGATCGCCAGGATTGCAACATGCCCGCCGGCCGCCGCGCCCTCGATCGCGTCCCAGATTGCCGGGTCGACGCCGGGCGCCTCGTCGAGCACGAACAAAATGTGATCGCTATGGAAGCCCTGGAAGTTCACGCCCTCGTTGGTGGATATCCCGAGCGCGTAATTCTTGTCGCTGAGCTTCAACTGGGTGGACGTCAGACCGCTGGAAGGAATCCCATAGATCCCTTTGCGCACGCTGGATCTAATCTCTCCCCACAGCAGATGCTGTACCTGCTTCCAGGTTGGCGCCGTCGATATGGCGATCGCCGAATCCCAACGACTGATCCACCAGAGCACAGCGTCGGCCGACAGAAACGTTTTCCCAGAAGCGTGGCACGACTTAACCGCAGTCTTGCGGTTGACCGCGATGCTGTCCAGAATAGCGTTCGGCTTCTCCCAGTGATCGTGGTGTAGCGACGAAGCCGCGAACCCATGAGGGGATACGTTCGATATGACCTCGTCCATGGTCATACCATGGGCTTCCTCGGACTGCTGGGAGCGCACCGGGCGCCGCGTCACACGCGACTTCGCCGGCTGCTCCTGCACGACCGTTGAGGACTTACGCGGCATCGATCTGCTTCTGCTCCTCATCCTTCTTGCGATCCAGCACAGAGATCGGCAGCTTGCCGTCCGCTACCGCCGCCATCAGCCGGAAATAGTCCAGCGTGATGTAGGTGTTATTCCCCTGCAGTTGGCTGCCGTTGGGACCGCTTACCTCGAAGGAATCGCGCTGCCCTAAGAGGTTTTTGCCTAACCAAATTTGGGCTGTGACATTCCCTTTGATGGCCGCCTTGAACTGGGCACTGCGCAACATTCCTCGGCCGCGCGCCTTGCCCTGTGTGTACAGATCGGACACCTGCGCCTGCTTCAACAACACATCGATTGTCTTCTCGGACACGCGGAAGAACGCCGCGATCTCGTCAATCGTCCAATGATGCTCAGCCAGCTGCGCAAGTTGTGCCAAATTAATAATCGCGCGCTGATTGCCTTTGCGGATCAGGCTGCGAATATGCTCCGCGATTGCCCGGTCTCCATCGACGCCCTCCTTCCCTTGAACGATGTCGATGATCTGCCCGTAATTCAGGGCAGGCGTCTCCCGTGGCTTCCGCTTATTCCGCTTTTTTGGGTTTACGGGATTGTTTACACGTTGCTGCGACCTCACCTCACTGCCTCCACTTGCCTCAAGCCCATAGATTGTCAAATTGTCCATAGCAAGAGTATACCCTATATGATATACTCCTTTCATGACAGAGAACGCTACCGAGAAATCTCCGCTTCCCCTCACCGACCGGGAGACCCAGGTCGCCAGAGAAATCATTGCTGGTAAATCTCACAAAGAGGTTGGAGCCGCCCTTGGCATTGCTTCCGGAACGGTGAAGATTCACCTGAAGAATGTCGCACGGAAACTGGGGCTCACAGCCGCTACCCGTGAACTGAAGGCTCGCGCCAAGGAGTTCGGGTTGTGAGCATCTACACCATCGGATACGATCACATGCAGCCGCCGCGTCTCGTGCGCCTGATGGAGCACCTGCAAATCGACTTGCTTGTCGACAGCCGCTCGATCCCGCAGAGTCGCCGGCCTGGCTTCGGCGGTCAGCATCTCCGCCAGCTATTCCCACAGAAATATGCCTGGCAAGGTCAGAACCTCGGCGGCCGGGGCGCTGGAGCGACAGCAGAAGGTATTGGCTGGCTGGCCGGTTATGAACAGTCGAAGCGCCTGCTACTCCTGTGCAAGGAGGAGGCGCCGGCCATGTGCCACCGTCACTTTCAGATTGCGTTGAAGCTACTCGATCGCTTGGCGCAGACGCCAGTGATTGCCGGCGTCGACCGATCCCCACTGCTTCATCACCTCGACTGCCTGCACGTCTATCGAGACGAGATAATTCTGGCAAGCGAGCTGCAGGGGGCAATTGAGCAGCAGCGACCCTACGATATTCTGGCGACGCTGCCGGCGGAGTTTGCTTCGTCATGATGAACCGAGAGCAGTACACCGCATTCGTTCTGTCAACATTTCCAACCGCCAAGCTGGCGATACGGCAACTCGCGGAATCCGGCTGGAAGGTGACGCTTGCGGACAATGCGCCAGCCAACTTCCACGTGTACGCTTCCAAGGTAGTCGACGGAGTCCCGACCATCGTTGCAGTCACTAGTACGATACCGATGCACACGACGCAGCTCCAGGCCGCGCGCCTCACTACTGCCTGGGCTAAATTGTGGGAGATGGTAAACAAGTAGTCCACGTGCTCCATAAATCAGCTATTTTCTGCGCTTTCGGCTGGACTACTTTCGAACACCATGCCGCCACAATCGTCCACCGGGCAACCATAGCCAGTCCCGCCGCCTGCACATGGCACCGCGTCGCCCAACCGAACCGCTCCTCCACACCGGTCACAGCGCATCTGAACATCGAGAATCGACCTGAGCTCACTCATTCACCAACCCGCTAAACCTCTGGTCGCCGCCATTTGGATCCGCCAGCGTCGAACCGAATGACGGCGACACCGGCCGGCGGTAGTAGTCCTTGTCCTCGAACTTCTCTGCGAAGATGCGTTCCCATCTCGCGTCCTCGACGCATTGGTTGCAAATTCCGCACTTGCATGACCGTCTACGAGGCTTGGGAAGGGGCGCCATGTCCACATGCCTGTGCGTGTAATGGTGAGCCCCTTTCATCATTTTGGTACCGGACTTCAGCCGATCCCTAGCCCCTGGTCCACTGGCCGACCGTGGCGCCGAGGTTGTTGGTCACCTTGCCGTACGCCGAGCCGCCGGACATGTCGTCCTTCGCGCACTTGAAGCCCCTGGCTGCCAGCGCCTTCTCCATCTCCAGATGGCTGATATACTCGGTCGACTTGCCCTCTACTACACATGTGTATTTCATGCTGATTGTCCTTTATCGGGAAGTATCCCGAGCTGCTTTGCAAGCAGTTCAAGAGCCGTCTTTTACGCCGCTTCGGAATTACGGGTAACCTGTTGACTGCCTAGCTGGTAAAGTCCTTGGCTTCCTTGCGCTGGCGTCCTATAGTCGTTTTTATATGCCTAAAGGATTCTGGAAAGTGTACGGCTACGTCGCCCGCCAGTGGTACGACGTCGAGTACGGCGCCGTCGAGCCCCGCGATCGTTGGTATCACCATGCCATGATCTTCCTCGAAGCCAGATCGGAGGCCCATGCTCCTATTCGTTAAACAGCGTTTCGTCGATCAGATCCTCGCCGGAACAAAAACGTGCGAGATCCGCCTTGGTCCCCGATACCGCAATCTGCGGGCGGGTGATTCTATCTCTATCAATGGGCGGTTCCGGCTCAATGTTGAGCGTGTGGACATTCACACGCGCACATCCTTGCTGGCTGCTGCGCTGGTGTCGCGCGCGGACCTGACTGATTGCTACGGCGCCGCCACGGGTCCGTATTACGTGTTTCACTTCAAGCCACCGAAAGCAGAATCTTCGCCTCGGACACCGCCATGAGCGGTCCACGGTACTCGAAGACTGCGCAGGGCCGGCCGCCAAAGCGGCCGGCTGAACTGACGACGCTGAACGTGCCCGGCCGCTTCTTCATTTCCCAGTATTTTGACCGATCCGACGCCCTGACGAATGCCGGATGCGCCGGGTAGTTGCGAAATCTCTTGCCAATCGCACCGTAAGCCGCTCCCAACTTTTCCATCAGCACGAATGCCAATCCCAATCCTTGCCAGTCGGGTAGAGTGACCACGCGCGAGACGCCCGCGATCGCCGTGCCCTTCTTCGGACCGTTGCTCACCGGTTTGGGCAGCACGCCGCAGAAGGTTGTCAGCGTCTTACCCACCCACAGCCCATAGCAGCGCGCCGCGCGATGCAATTTCGCACTCATATAGTGAAATGGAGCGAACATCCGCCAGGCGGAATAGGGAAGCCGCCCAATCGTGACATCGAGGCTTGGGCGTTGCCGAAGTAACCTCCGTGACAAAGTCATGGTAGCCGGCTCGAAGACCCAGTCCGGCTGCAGCCAGTCGACGATATCGTAGTGACACGACACGGCGACGAAGCGGCGATTGTGTTTGCGCGCGAACTTCTGTACCGCATACGATCCGATCTGCGCGACTTGGCGGTCCACCACGCTGCTGAATTCGTCCACCACGATAGGGTCCGGCAGTTCCAGTAGCCGGCGGGCCAGTTCCACCCGAAAGCGTTCGCCGTTCGAAAGCACATGGAACGGTCGCAGCCAGGCCGGTATCGTATTGAATCCTACCGCGCTGCAGGCCTGCGTCACAGTCTCCATAGGCAGCGACGCCGCAAAATCGTCCACCACGCTCTTACCGTGCCATTCGAGATCCGGATGATAGTCGGTGCCGAACAGATCACGAGCGATGCTCGACTTGCCGCAACCGGACGGCCCCACGATCAGCCCGACGTTCCAGCCGCTCGCCTCAATCGGAATATCGCCATGCCATTCCATGCGGCACTTGTCCATCGGCGGGACGTCGAACATGGCCGAGAGCTGCTTCGCCCGGGCAGAATGCGACGGTTCCGATTCGACTATGAGATCACAACGCATAATGTTATAATTGAGATGCCCTGCCCTACAAAGATCCCCAGCAAAACGCTGTATATGCGCGAAATCTTCGCGTCAATTTGCTTTCCCGTGGCGTGTGCCCAATTTGTGGACATGACTCGGTGCGCAAAGGGTACAAGAGTTGTGCCGCCTGCGCCGCAAAACTCCGAGTGAGAGGCCGCGCTAACACCGCCGCTCTTCGCGATCTCGTTTACCGGCACTACGGGATGAAGTGTGCATGTTGCGGCGAACGCGAGTGTATGTTCTTGACCATCGATCACGTCAGTGGTAATGGGCGCGAGCATCGATCTCAACTCCTCGCCGCGGGGAGCTATGGGCCGCGCACCCTCTATCAATGCATTCGCGATGCTGACTTTCCGCGCGACTATCAATTGCTTTGCCAGAATTGCAATACGGGCCGGTATCGCAACGGCGGAATCTGCCCTCACAAACTCAAGAAATAAGAGCGCGACATTTCAGTCCCTCGTTTCCGAAGCGGTCCAGCAACTCAGTCTGCTGCAATTCATCGGTACAGTCCACCACCACGCGGTATTCCATGCCGTTGGCAAGTTGCGCCGCGACGTCGAGTTCTTCTTCCTTGGGGAAGGACCCGAACAATCGCTCCACATCAAGCTGGTCGAAGCCGGTGCCAAAGATGTCAATCCCTGGATCGCGCAGAAGATCTTCAAGTTTGGGGAGATCCCACGTGCCTTGTGCCATCGAGTTGTTGAGCAGGATGTTGATTTCCTTCTCCTCGGCCTCAGTGACGTCGATGACGGCCACCTGTAGTTCGTAGTCTTTACCGCCGGCAAGCACATCGAGCTGCGAAAGCCGCTGGTGACCTCCGACCAAAATTCCGCTACGTTTGTTCCATGTTGGCGGCTGCACCATCTTGTGCTTCTTCAACCCGGCGCGGAGCTTCTTCTTCTCGGTGTCGTTTATCACGCGAGGATTGTACGCAGCTGACTTGAGCTCCGAGCGCTTCATCGTCACGATCTGGTAGGCGTCCGCCTTGAAGGTCGACGATTCAGACTCTGCCGTCGCCGCTTTCGGCTTCCGCGTTTTCTTCTCTTCGCTCATTGGGCTTTGGCTGGGGTGGACGAACACGGCATGATCTGCCGCACGGCTTCGACGAACTGCTTAGTAGCGTCGGTGACTGGAACGCCCTTGCGAAACTCCACAGTGCCATCGCTGTACACCGTGAGCACCGGCTGGCCGTCGTCGCCGATCACAACGAACGATTGCCCGTGGCCCGGCAGATGGCTGGACTGCGCGTGGCTGGTTTGCTTCCCCTTCGTGGACTTCCCGTCACCGCACACCCATTCCAGACCGAGACCTTGATAGCAGGGAGCACCCCACTGCTGGGCCTTCTGCTCAGCGGTCGCCGGTTTAGGCTGCTGCGCATGTATCCCGACCGCTAGCGCGCCTCCAACGATCAGGCACCATGCAATCAGCCATGCCCCACTGATAAAGTAGAAACCTTTATGCTGCGATTCCATGCCACTCCCTCCGCTTTACAACAGCTCCCACATAAGGGAATACCACCTCTAGCTTAGCGAAGTCTCGTGGAAATTCGTCATGGACGCGCAAAAGGTCTCTGGCTGTCAAGTCAATCCCGCTCATTTGGTGACCCTTGTTCATGGACGGCATCGGCAGGCCGCGGAGCTGGAGGTAGCCGAGCACATCGCGCGTACTCCAATCTTTGAGCGGATAAACGAGGTAATCTTTCTCAAATTGCTGCCAGCTCTTGCGCCTGAAGATCGAGTCCGCCTTCTTGGCGCCCGTCGCGATCATGTGGACACCGGTGTCGTGCATAGCTGCGCCGTAGATGTCCGTCAACTGCAGTTCTGGCAGGTTGTCGCGGGAGTAGTGGTTCGGGCAGTAGATGCCGGCTTTCAACAGCTTCGGCAGGCAGAAGTGCGGATACTGGAGAATCTCGGTGATGCCCCACCGGGACTTGGCGAAGTCCATCATGGCCTGTATGCACTCGAGCCCGGGGACCAAAAACATGTGGAACGCGCGGACTTGTTTGAACGACCGCACACACAGATCCATGGTCACCATCGCGTCCTTGCCGCCTGAGTAGGCAACCAGCACAGACGAGGAGCGCTCGGCCGCCTTGCTGAGATCCGCGAGTGTCTCTTCGCAGTGCCCCATGGTTATTGCGTGATGATGATGGAGAACACCGGGTGAATTTCCATCCAGCGCGCGTGCTTATTGTCGATCACCCATGTGCCGGACATCCGCACGTGCGTACCGACCGCTGGGATCTTCACCGGGCTCGAGTAGTTCTTGCAGGCGCTGAGCGCGT